CCCCCTACTGCTGATTATGACCAACGACGCACGAGCTTTGCTCGACGACGTTCGGTGTATGACGCAGTATCTACGCTCGAGCCAATAAGAGGCTCGGTCTCTAGGTGCTTCTGCACATTGAGAATCCAACCGTTCGGATGCATGGCTGTTTTACGAACACTTAAGTTCGAGTCGGAATTAACCGACTGCAGTAGCATGTTATCAGACTGGCGATGCGCCTCCGTAAAGTAACGGAGTAACCTCTTCCAGCCGTCTAACTCCTTGCGGATTGGACGGGTCTTAAGGCCCCAGTGACGAACTTCACGCTTTTGCAAGCGTGAATTGGTTCGATACTGAGGTTGAACTGACCCCTGGTAGATAGGATCGTATGGAAAAGCGTTATTGCCGTTAGGCAAGTCGCGCTTGTCAGGGATGTAGCCATAAATGGCTTCCATCTCTGACCGTATAAGATTATACGTCTCCATATATCCAACGCTAAAGAATGAACAAGCGTAGCTTATCCATCCAGAATAGTGTTCTGGGCTACGTGATGACGACCAAGGGGTGCGAAAACGCACCGGTGTCACGTCAACGCCATTAAAAGCGTCGACGCCGCAGGACTCACGGAAGAGTCCTTTGGTGCACGACTTCTGCACGTTGACCACCAGGCCAACAGCATGAAGTGTGTCAATCATCGCTTCAACATACTGGTTTCCTAACGGGAAGTTAGGACCAGCCGATGGAATGATGACGTCATCACCATACACTAAGATCCGTTCACAGACATCACTGACTGTGAACGGTTGCGTCCAATATACTTCATTGACGCAGGCTTCACCGAGAAACCGAACAGCACGATGTCTCTGACTTATTATGCGATCGACGAATTCTTCGTCGGTCTCATTTCGGTCGGAAACAACTAGCTGATAATCTGATGAGTCGGTTAGTGATGTAACATACATCATTCTCCTATTTTTCAGATATGTGGTGTAACGGGTGTTGGCCTGTGTAGCGAAGTAATGTTCGGTTGCCGCGACGAGGATGCTCCATATTGACATGGCCATTACGGGAAAGCATAAAGCTGACCCCATGGGTGCATGTTTCTGGAGCTGGATAACCTCGCCGTTAGGCAAACGTGTTTCAGTGGAACGAACTGCCTTCAACACTTCTACGAAGGTTGTGGGGAATAACAGTTCGACTAACCCCAGACTAACGCGATCGCTAGCATCTTTTAGATCTAGTGTCGCATATGAACCAGTGCGAGACTCCGCGTCGGAATCCCAGTAAGTATACCGGGACCCAACGAGGGCTGCAATCTGGTTCGGCTGCTGGTTAGTGAAGTTGACACGACACCTAGTTAAAGGGTGCCGTTCAACGTGATCGATCAACTTACGCATCACACCCTGTTGGATCCACTGGTTAACCAGAGGTTCGCAGGATATGAGACGTGGGCCTCGACTATCTTTCGGCACAAGTATAACTTTAGCCGGATAGTCCTTTGAACCGAGCCTCGTCAGCTCATCCAGACGGTCGCAAACGTGATCCAGATTAACGAAGAAATTATCGCTAATCGGGAAGACAGATGCTAGCCGTTCAGGAATATCGCGCCAAAGGTATTTCTCCCAGAGCTTCTCCCCAGTGGAGACAGCTCCAGGACCATGCCCAGGAACGATGGTCAAAGAGTCGAAAGAGCTAAGCAACTCGTGCATTTTATTGCGCGCAGTTGAAATAACTCGACATAGCAATTGGGACGGGTAATAAGAGTTAGGAAAGCCAAGATCATCGGCTAACCAGGACTCCACCCATCCTTTGCGTGGTTCTTTAGGGTAAGACAAACAATTCAAGGCTACTTTTTCGTAGTCGAGAATCGTTGCTGACCCTTGAGTTTCGACATAAAGGCTCATGCACTTATTGAGGTGCATGAGTGTTCGATTCCAGTCAATAAGGTCCTTCTCATTATCTTTGAAGGATTGAATGACTGAGTTTTCTTCCTCTGGCTTATAGGGTAGCTTAAGCTTGTAGAAAGCAAAGCAAACCTGTCTAAGCGCACGGACGCAAGCTGCGTCGGCATCGTGCAATGCCTCACCATTGTTAGTGAGAACTCGCGAGAAGCAACCACTCATAAAGAGTGGAATGCAACTACTTTCGCGCACCTTGAATGAACTTGGTGCTACGAATGCGTGTCCG